ACACAAAGACCAGCCCCAATTTAAGGAAAGTAAATTTAGAAAAATAGATTTGCTGATCTTTGTAGCCAAAGGGAAAAATAGAATTTTAATCATTTGTTAACTCCAATTTTAGAATCTATTTAAAACAACTATTCCCGATTAATCCAATTTCATTTTTAAAACATTTTAAGTCAGTTGTTATCATCCTTCTTCACTGACTTTGCCACTTCATCCACTATACATAACAATTCATCATGCTTTTCAATTCATGAATGTTAAATCAGCGTTTGGGTATTTCCTGTCAAAAGTGTTTGCTGCAGGCACTATGGCTGCAGATGCACTACCTTGTACGATTAGGTGATGCCTCTCTGCAGCTACCAAACGCTCGTCAAAGGGTAGTATGGTTGACATGAAGGAAGCTTTAGCATACTTCATCACTTCAATCAGAATGGCATTGTCATTTTGAGTGGACGTGTTTCTACTGAGGAGCTTGTTTTCTTCAATCATGTACAATAGAAGGGCTTTCATAAGAGTTTTACCAGTGCTGGACTTCGGAAAGACTGAAGCTACAATGACAGTCTGCATCACTTTCGGGAAGTTCTCACCAAAGTCAATTATTGATAGAGAGACAGCTCTAGGAATTGATGCAGAAATGTTTTCATCAGATAGCAACTTAAGCGTCACACCTGGAAAAACTGCTGCCACTCTAGATAAAGTCACCCTATCAGATCCTCCAGTTCCCACCTTATCCTGCAACTGGTAATTGGTCTTGAATGCTCTAATGTTGACCACAATGTCATCCTTCGATCTTGTCAACATTTTGGAGATATTATTTCCTCTGCACAAGAATAGGAGGATCATCTTCCAGATATCTTCTCTTACACCCGCAACTGGCCTACCTGCTGCAAGCCCTCTAGAGTAGATTGTTTTAATCAAGGATCTGACATCCAATCCTTGATATTCATAACTCTGGATCAAAGCAATGGCAGTGTCCCTAAAGTTATCGGCTTCAATAGAGTCAAGAATTAATCTTGTCTCAGCCATTATTTGAGTCATGTTTTGAAAATCCATTTTAGTGATCCCTCTAAGAACAATTGGCCTATAAACTAATTTCTTAACTGGAAATTTATTATCTATTTTGATTGGTTTATCACTATGCTATAGTAACTAGTGTTAATGTAATTAGGTAACTATTGCTTAAATTATGATGAATCTAGGAAAATTGACAAACTAGGCACGTATTTAATTTTAACGGAAGAGATTGAACTAAAATAGTTGTTCAACGGTTTAAGATGGATAAAACTATTAAAGCAGGTTATCTATACACAATTGATTGTCTGTAAGATACAACTAAATGGGACAAGAAGGCTAGTCTAGTCGCAGGCTAAGTTAAATTTAACGATTAGTACTAAAAGGCTCACAATTCTAGACAAGTAAATCACTGCTCCAGGCTCAGTTAAACGAACTCGCCAAGCATTGAATTTAATAAAAACAATGTAGTGAAATCGTTTTAAACAAGGGGCTGTCTCTGTGT